TTCTGTTCTTCAAATGCGAATGGTTCGCCCTTGCTAATTTCAAAACAGCCTCTCTGTTCTTCAAATGCGAATGGTTCGCCCTTGCTAATTTCAAAACAGCGTCTCTGTTCTTCAAATGCGAATGGTTCGCCCTTGCTAATTTCGAATCACGTGTGTTGCATAGCGTCGGGAGTGTCGCGGGCGGCGTCAAACATTTGGCGCGGCGCCGCGCATGTGGCTACCTGATATCTTCGGGATTTTGCAGGCTCGGGAAAGCCCAGACTAGACCGAGCAGCGGATAAACCGCAGTTCGTCGTTGTCTCGATCAGGCGCTGACCGGCCCGTCCCTCTATAGACCGCCTTTGACTTTTCCCACTTCGGATCAAAAAACAGATCTATTTTTCTCGGTCGTTTCCAACTTCACTTGACAACATCGTATTTTTGCAAATATCGTTCGCCTGTCGCAATTTTGCGACGAACTGTAACGGAGCGTAGAAGATGATCAAGATAGAAGTCAGCACAACGGTTTTCGAACAGAAACAAGGCGTTTCGGCCCGCACCGGCAAGCCGTACAGCATCCGGGTGCAGGAAGCGTGGGCCTATCTGGCCGACCGTGACGGCAAGCCGTTGCCGTACCCGTCCGGTATTCGCATCACGCTCGGCGAAGGCGATGCACCCTATCAGCCGGGCATGTATCAGCTCGATCCATCCTCTATCTACGTTGGGGATTTTTCTCAACTGAACATTCGGACGCGCCTGCGGCCTTTGACCGCTCCGGCTGTTTCGAAGGCGGCCTGAGCATGTCACCGGGCGACCTTAAAGCGTACCTGGCTGACCCTCTTAAGTACGCTGCGCGGCGGCGTTTCGTAAACGCGGCGATTGCCTATTTTCAGTTGGGCGGCAATTGCAAGGCCGAACTTGATGCGATCTTGGAAGCGTTGCGGCAAGCCACGTCAGAACGCGAACCCGAACCGGGCAGCGGCGAGATGCAGCCATGAGCCCCTCCAGCGTTTCACTCGACCGCGTCCGCGACCAGCGTACCTGGCTTTATTCCCGTTTCCAGCGTGACCAGCTTGTGCTGACTCTCGAAGGTGCGCGCCATTTAGCGCTGCATGACTTCGAGCGGGCTTGCCAGCAGGCTATTGACGCGCTCGAAGCGGTGATGACGGACGTTGAGCGGCGGTTGGTGTTCTGATGGTCCCGGCCCCCACCCGGCCCGCGTTTTTCCGTTTTGACGGTGCGGTTCTGCCTTCGGGTGGGGGCCACCTTTTTCCTGAAGTGGCCGTGCTCTATGCGCGGCGGGATTCGGTTTACAAGGGCATGACGCCTCACGTTTACGACCTCGACCGCGACGCCCGCCACTACAACGGCCCGTTTTCCGTCGTCGCTCATCCTCCCTGCCGTGCATGGGGTCGCCTGCGGGCCTTCGCTAAGCCTCGCGCTGACGAAAAGGCGCTTGGCTATCACGCCGTTTATGCCGTGCGCACTTGGGGCGGCGTCCTTGAACATCCGGTTCACTCCACACTCTGGGAAGCCAATGAGCTTGCCGCACCTGGTCAGCGTGACGCCTTCGGCGGCTTCACATACGTTGTCGATCAGGCATGGTTCGGCCATCGCGCACCAAAACGAACCTGGCTGTACATCGTCGGGGCCGATTCGCTGCCTGATGTCCCGTACGAGTTGGGGCAGCGTTCGGGCCGTGTCGAAATGATGGGGCGTCATGAGCGGGAGGCCACGCCGCCCGCGTTCGCGTTCTGGCTTCTCGACCTGGCGCGGCGCTGCCGCGCTGGTTTCCCGTCCGGGTCCGTTGTAACACCCGGACTTAGTCTCATCGGTGAGACAGTTTGACACCGTCGCCCTATCTCATCGACTGGCTGACCCTCCGTCTGCCTTTGGAGAAACTGCAAGATGAAGCGCTTCATCGACGTGTTCGTGAATGCTGCAATACGCTCCTTTGCTCTGATGTTGATGGGGTTCTTGTTTGGGAAAAGCAGGTTCTGAACGTGGACGCCCTGCGCACGGATTCGGTCGGGCTGTTCTGGCAACTCCAGAGCGACGGGAAGCGGCCCTATCTGGTGATCGGTGGCTCTCCGGCCAGTGTGGAGCATGGCGTTAACGTCTTCGGCGAAATTGACATACAGCACTGCGCCAGCGTTCTTATCCGTGCGGCCTCGCTTGAGTTGTGCGCTGTTCTCCCGGCCTTCCCGGCGTGGCAATGTCGGCGGATCGACATCACGGGCAATTACGCGTTGCCGGATTCGGCAAGTGTCAAGCAGGCACTCCGGCAACTTTCGATTAGCGAGGGCGGACGGCGGAAGGCATCGAGCAATGCTCGGGGCGGGGATTCGGTGTACTGGAATCCGGCAAGCGATCTTGTCAAGGGCAAGGCTTACCACAAAGGGCCGCAGCTGCGGAGGCTCGTTCTTAAGGGGAAGCTCGGCTTGGCGGAGCCGTACTTGCTTCTTGCGGATCGGCTGTTACGTTTCGAGCACACGCGGGGCGCGCGTTGGTTTCGTCGTTTGCAAGAGTCGGGGCGGTGTTGGTTTGACTTGACTAGCTCGGATTTGGTGGGGTTTTTCTTGGATTTTTTTGGACGTCTTGTGGACGGTGTGGAGGTGACAGATATGGAACGGTATGAGTTGGTCGAAATGATTCGGGATCGTAATGGCTGCACTCCAGCGCAAGCTGAGGCGGCTTTTGCCACCTACCGCAACATTCGCGCGGATGGCTTCGATGTTGCGAAGGGCTTTATCAGTCGGGCGACGTGGTATCGGCACCTGGGCATGTTGCGGAAGGTCGGGATATCTGACGCCGATCTTGTTAGCGGCAACGTGGTCAAGTTCCGTCCGATCCGCGTGGTTCTGGCTCAGGCAGTCGGCTCATGGGATGAGCTTCGGAGGGCCGCATGATGCGCGCGTGTGTCTGGTTTCTCGTCGGCGTTTCCGTTCCAGTGTTGCTTGCTCTGGTGTTCGCCTGATGGGCTACGCGTGGAATGGTGTGTGCTATCAGGATACGGCTTCCGCGTTGGCGGCGTTCACTAAAGACGTTCCGAACATTGACGCATCGGGCATCAATTCTTTTACCACGTCGCCGACCATATCAGGGTCCGGGCTGATCAGTTGGGCGATTACTAATCGTCCGCTTAATGCCGCATCGGATTCGGCGTGGACCGGGTCGACTCAATTGTTGTCGTGCACGTCGGAAGCCATGGATCAGTATCCGGTGCAATCGCTCGTTGTCATTGTGGCGCTGTTTTTCGCGGCTTTCGCGGGATTCCGCACGGGGTTCCGGCCATGAGTGCGGGCGATATCGCGCTTTTTGCGGGTGAACTGGTCAGCTGTTGGGTCGCGGGCTTCTGTGGGGGCTATTTGATTACCCGATTTCGGGAGGCGGTTTCGCATGTGTCCTGAGATTTCCGCCCAATGGTACGGGCGTGAGCCTGTGCCATTGGGGGGAATTTTCCCCATTCACTCATGGAGAAAAACGTGAACAAACTTGAAAGCAAAATCCTCGCCGGTAGCGTCATGGCCGCTGGCGTCATCGATTCCGCTATGGCTGCGCTTCCGGCTGATGCCACCTCTGCCTTCGGCACCATCACCACCAACGTTACCGACGTTCTCGCCGCTGTTTGGCCGATTGTCGCGATGGCGACGGGTGGTTTCCTGCTGATTCGTCTGTTCAAGAAGGGCGCGAACAAGGCGGTGTAATGGGCGTTTTCGCTCATTGGTGGGTAATCGGGCTGGTGCTTGCCGGCCCGATTTCCAGCGCCCAGGAAACGGTTGAACGCGGCAATGCGGTGCGACCACATCAGCCGCCGGCGTGGTTTGTTTCTATGCTGCGGCCTGTTCCGGTCAAGTGGCCGGATTCTACGGCGTTGCCTCCGTTGCCGATCTCCGTTGTCGGGGTGCCGGTTGTGGTTCGTCCGCGTTATGTGTGTCGGTTCGATGTTGTTGGGGATCGTCTGTTATGGCAATTCTGCGAAATGTAATATTGTGGCTGGTTCTGCTTGTCGTGGCCGGTGGGGCGGTGGCAGAGACCATTGCGAAAAGTGGTCAACCGCCTATTACTGCGTGGATCGCGGCAAACAAAGCGTACACCTCGGCGCAAGGGCTGTGCGACGATTACGGGACAGGCGGGTACGGTGCGTCCTATGCTCCGTGGACTCCGGATATCAGTACACCCTTAGGTAATGGGCAAGGGTATATGGTTTGTCGCAGTGGCGGACCGAGTGCACCGTATTCTGGTTGGGGCTTTTCCGTCTACGGAGGTCTGACGTGCGGGGCGGGGGCTGGGGAAGCGCAAGTCGCTCCGGTCAATGGATTGTGCGCGGCATCTTGTCCGAGTACCGGCGGTTGGACGGACGCAGGCGCGAATTGTACGCGTCCCGACTGCCGGGTGGATCAGACGCGCGACAATGCCGGGTTGTGCATGTGTCCCGTGGGGAAAACCGACAATGGTACCGTGTGCGTGACGTCCTGCCCCACTGGGTATCACAACCTGGTTCCGGACAACGGCCAATGCGAGGCTGACTGTATTGGACGGCAGACGCAAGCGGCTGACGGTACGTGTAAGTGCTCCGTGAGCGGGGGCATGGTTTCCACTGATTACGCTGCGTTCAAAGATGATTGCATCGGCGGTTGTGCCGTGTCGTGGGGTGCTGGTGTTGCGAGTCCGGTAGGCGTGGCCGGTTTCATTGCCGGGACCAAGACGGCTGCTCAGGTCGCTATGGCGGCATATATTCGGTTTAATGGTGCGACCTGTACCGCACCGTCTGTCCGTATACCCGCCAATATTACGTTTTTGCCTAAAGACACCACTGGTACCGCTGCCGATGGCACCACTCCGGATCCTTTGAACAAGCCAGAGACTAATCAAAGCCCCGAGGCGTGTACAGCCGCCGGGGGTTCGTTTGGTGTTTTCAATGGTGTGTCCAAATGCTTGACCGATTCCGGCAACTCGATGCAGCGGCTGGCCGCCGAGCGGAAATCCACTACAACCGTGAATCCCGATGGCACAAGTACCGTGACGACTGAAAAGGTCTACACCATCAAGGATCCGAATACAGGCGAAGTCATCACGAAACGGGAAAGCACGACAGAGAACAAGAATGCCGCTGGCGTTACTACCGGCACTGGTTCGGGTTCCGTCGTAGGGACTGGCGCGGATCCTAAGGAATCGGGCGACCTCTGCAAAAATAATCCGGCGCTGGATATCTGTAACAACAAGCTCAACAAAGAGGAGACTCAGCAGGGCGTTTTGGAAACTCTCAAGTCGTTGACCGACCCAGGGAATACAAGTTATCAGGCGCTCGAAACGGCCAAGCAGAGCACTCAGGCTGATGCCGATTTGAAGACGGAGACGGACAAGTTCACGGCCATTATGGACCAGTCGGTAGACCCGGTCTCCGGTCCAAAATCTGCTTGGGCCGCGGCGATGTCCTCGGGGTGGTTCGATGCTATCCCTGCCAGTTCGTGCGCTCCGTACACTGCGACGATAGGCAGTCGGACCTGGACCATTGATATCTGTCCGACCGCGGCCAAAGTGGCCACTATTGCAGAATATTGCATGTGGTTTGGCGTCGTTGTCGGTTGTTTTGTGATGTTGACTGGTGGCTCTGTCGGGAGGGTTAGCTGATGCCTTTGATTGCACCGCTGTGGGCGTGGCTCGTCGGTCTGCTCGGGAGTTTGGTTACTACCGTCGCGACCTGGTTGATAGGTCGCGTGGCGTTCGATCGGGCGATGCACTATGCACTCGTCACCGCGTTTGTGGTCGCCGTTGCTGCGCTTTTTCTGGCTCTCACTGTCTCGGTCAAGGCGTTGATACTCGGGGCGCGTGTGGCCATGCCAAATTCTTTGGCGATAGCAACTTTTTTTCTTCCAGGCTCGATATCTCAGATTATCGCGTCCATTGTCACGGCTCGCGTTTCCGTCGGTGTTTATCGCTGGACCGTCGCGACGATGGCGGCCTATCTGCCGATCACGCCGCGGAGCATGATGCTGTGACTGATTTCGCGGTGACGGGCAAAAAACGTGCCGGCAAAGGGCTTTTCTGTGCCGGGATTATTCGGGATGCGCTGAGAGGTGGTCGGCGCGTGGCTACGAACATGGATATTTTTCTCTGTGAGATGTTCCTGCCTTGGAACCGGTCTACCTACATTCGGTTGCCGGATACGCCGACTGCGGAAGACTGCGCCGCGCTCGGGTGGGGGTACGGTCAAGAGGGGGATCCGATTGACGAGGATCGTAATGGGGTTATCGTGCTTGATGAATGTTCCGCGTTTTTCAACGCTCGTCAGTGGGGCGACCGTGGCCGCCAGCCGCTTCTGGATTGGCTCATTCATTCGGGCAAGCTCCGTTGGCATGTCTATTATCAGATGCAGGGTCTGGAACAAGTCGATAAGCAACTTCGCGCCACTCAGATTGAGTATCACGTCGCGGTTAAACGGACAGATCGCTGGCCGATTCCGGGGATTACCGGGCTGTGCAAATTGGTCGGCCTCGATGTCAGGTGGCCCAAGATGCATTTGGGCGTTTTCAAACATGGATGCGATCGCGATTCGCTGGTCGTGGATCGCAAATTCTATCGGGCGACGGAACTGTATAGCGCCTATGACACGGAGCAGCGCTTTTTGCCGCGTGATCATCCGGATGCGGTGGGGCTTCATACGGTCTTGAGTCCTTGGCACATTGAGGGCCGTTATCTGCCGCCGCCGCCGTCGGTCTTTCTTCGTTGGGTCTATGGCCTGATCGGTTTTGATTACGTTTCGCGTCTCCGGGCACGACGTCGCGAACCTCTGGCCCTTCGTCCCAAGCTGCCGGGAGTGGTCGCGCTGTCCAAGTTGCCAGAACTTGAGGCGATTCGTGTGTGGAAAGAACGCGACGCGCTAGGCCTTCTCGGCACAGCGACCTGAGTGTCGCCGGCGACAAATGCGAATGGTTCGCCCTTGCTAATTTCAAAACAGCCTCTCTGTTCTTCAAATGCGAATGGTTCGCCCTTGCTAATTTCAAAACAGCCTCTCTGTTCTTCAAATGCGAATGGTTCGCCCTTGCTAATTTCAAAACAG